ACCGACCATGAACAAGATGCGAAACATGACGGGGAAATTGCAATTGGTTCTCTCAGTCACGATGTTGGTATTTACATTCATCCTGATCACGATTGGTTGGGTGCTAGTCCTGACGGGCTCTTTATTGGATTGGGGCTGCACGAAATTAAATGCCGCGACACAGAACCATATGCCGGAATCTCTCCGCAACACATGGCACAGATACAGATGCAACTTGCTTGTGCCGAAGAAACTCAGTGTGTGTACCAGTCATGGACGCCGCTCGAACAAAGAATCTGGATAGTGGAGTATTCGCCCGAATACTGGGCATGTTTGTTTCCGCTGCTAGAGGAATTCTGGGAATTTGTTCTCAGTAAGAAGAAGCCGCCACAGGTGAGACCCAGACGAGTCATCCCGGTGGAACCAACAACAACACTATTTTATGAGGGCGCACACGATGGCATACGAGCATAAACCTAACCGGGGTTCTTTGTTGAAGAACCAGAATAAACAGAAGGATACTGATCCCTCTTGGCGTGGCGATGGATTGATTGACCTCGCGGGGCTCGGGCTAGGCTCTGGGCAGGCGCAGGTATGGCTATCCATCTGGGTAGACCAAACAAAGGCTGGTGACAAGCGGTTGTCACTGAGCATCGCAGCGAAGCAGCCGCGAGAAAACGATGTACCTCAGCAGGGGGGAGTTGATGATGACATCCCTTTCTAGGCAGGAAGAAGCGGACCTCTACTCAATTGTTAGCGCCCTCCCAGTACCCGCCTCCGAGAAGCCTCTACTGATGACTCAGGCTGACGCAAGAAAGTATTTGGGCGTATCCAAACACACATGGGAGCGTTACCTGAAACAACTTATGCCTACGCACAAATTTGGCAGGCGCTTGTTTTACAAAAAGGTTGATCTCGATAGTGTGGTGGATAGAATGGCAACCGAGCCCTTGGCGAGAATAAACCGGAGATAACTATGGATGGTTTATTTAAGCGAGGTAAGTACTGGCATGTGAACAAAACAGTGAGTGTGCCACCAGAGGCGGCTATTGGCGCAGAGCATAAGACTGTAATTTCTTGCTCCACGGGAACAACGAACAAGAAAATTGCACAGGCGATTCTCAGAAAGTTGGAAGAGAACGCTGCTTATGATCTGATCCACGGCAAAAGCCGTCACTGGGTGTTTGATGATGCAGCCAAGCGGTATTTGGATGAGCGGAGAGAGCGGAAGTCGTGGTGGGAGGATTGTCGGCGGGTGGATCGCTTGCTCGACTACCTCAAGGATGTTCCTCTGAGGCTAGTCGATGGTGACCATGAAAAGGTGAAGCAGTTGGTCGCAGATTGTCAGGCCAAGGGCAACGCCCCCGGGACCATCAACCACCACCTGAAAGTGATTATCTCGATTCTGAATGCTGCGCACAGTAAGTGGAAGGACGAGAACAAAGCACCCATGTTGGCGCGTAAGCCGTATATTCAGTTGCTGCCTACCAACCCGGTCAAGGGGTTTCCCCTGACGCAGGGTCAGGAGAAGGCGCTTCTCAATAACCTGAACGCTGACCTCAAGTTTGCTGTTCTCTTTACCCTACACACTGGGTTGCGGAATGCGACGGTGTGCAATTTGAAGTGGGACTTTCTGATCCACTACCCCGACGAAGACATTCTCTGCTTTGATATTCCTGAGAACTACTTCGGGCTAAAGGTGAAGGATCGGCCCCACAGGGTTGTTCTGAACTCGATGGCGCGCGAGATCGTTGAGCGCAAGTTGGGTGAGCATGAGGAATATGTGTTCACTTACACCACTGGACGCTACAGGAAGCCCTACAGCACCCTGTACACGTCCTCTTGGATCAGAGCAGTGGATGCCGCTGGTTTGTCAGAATGCCGCTCAGAAGGCCGTACAGCGCGTGGCAGGAGCGGTCTGAGAATACATGACCTCAGACACTCCTTCTCCACCCGCCTGCGGACTCAGGGGGTAGGTCTGGAAGACCGGAAAGACCTGATGGGCCACAAGAATATGGACATCACCACGGGCTACAGCGCAGCGGAAACACAACACCTTCTGGACTGTGTTGAGAAGTTAGTTGACTGGTACCAGAAACGCGAACCGTTATACGTTGCAAGGGGGCAAGAGGGTTTAACAAGAAAACTCGCTACCCCCCGTGTCGTAAGTGCCTGATATTACGGAATGGGAACTCGACTGTTAATCCATATGTCGCTGGTTCGAGTCCAGCCCGGGGAGCCAGTTTGTTCCTGCCTTGTCGTACCTAACCGATTGTTTTGCTGTTTGTTTTCACTTCTCGCAAAGGGTTCAATTTCGGTTAGTGCATTTGACGCGTTTTTTAAAAAGGTCAAGAACGTTTGACAAGGACCACTACGGTTGAAAAAGTTCGCTACACTGACGCTACAATGAAAAATGAGGGGGGCAATTTAAGCGGCAACTTTTCCCTCGCAGGTGGTTGCCCGCCTCCCTCACTTCTCTGCTGCTTTACCCCCGGTAATCACATCCCAGTCGATCTCTGAGACCTTCTCCTGAGACGTGTCCTTGACCTCAATTTCCTGCTCAGACTTGGCGGGAATCAAGGCGGCAGCAATCCTGATATAGGTAGAGGGGTCCTCAGTTCGGACCTTCGTCACGATGTCTGTGCCATGCTCCTCGAAGTCAGCCAGCATGGCGTCCACAAATGCTTTTGAGAACCTGCTGCGGGCACCTACTGGCTTTCCCTTCCGGTTAATTCTGGGGTCGCCCTTGACGAACGGCCTTCCCCGTACCTTTACTTTTGCTTTTGTTTCACTCATATGCTCTCCTGAAGTTCTTCAGGTAAATGTGACTCGACTTCTTGTCGTAGTGCCCATACTTCTGGGCCAGCATCAGAAAACGCCCCTTCCTGACTGAGCATGCGATAACAAACGGCCAGCCTCGCTCTCATGGACTTAGCATTCACGAGTGCGCTGTGGAATTTGGGGGCGGATATCCGTTGCTGGACCTGTAATTTCATGTCTGCTCCTATGGGCGTTTTGTTTTCGTAATACTCATCCATAATTACGCTCCAACCACCTCATGGTGATATGTTCCAGCCTGTCGTAGTAGCCTTCGGAATCGACGTCATGCAACAGGCAAATGCCACGCCACCAGTAGTTAACAGTGCCTGAACACCAGTCCTCGATATAGTCTGGGTGGACGTAGCAACCAGCCGACAGTCCGAATATTCTCTGGCCCGTCGCTGTTACTCGCTCTGCATGATCAAAGACGTGGCTGTGGCCCTGCACACAACTTGTGTGCAACTTACCGCACAATGCCCGTCCTATGTTCTCGCCTGATATTGGTCTTCCGCTGACTCCCGTCGCAAAATAGTGAACGTAACTAATGCCATCTACCGTTACGGGAACCCGAAACGGATAAACCTCATCGAAGTACTCTTCGTACTTCAACATTCCCGGCGTCAAGAACTCATGGAACTGTGCGTTCGTCTCAACGTGCCGATTGATTCTGTGTTCGTGATTGCCGAGGGTAATAATCTTCCTCGGCTTGTACTGCTTGTCTTTTGACTTCCGCCTTCTTTCGTTGAACTTCTTTACAGGGCCCCACATGCGCTCTAGGGCGTCATGGGTGACCTCAAGGTCGCGGGTCAGTCTGCGACCCTCAAACGAAAGTCCCTCGCCATGGGTTGATAGAGAAGGCAGGTCCGAGAAGTCACCCAAACAAATGATAGTGGTGATCTCGTTTTTACGGTCCATGATGAACCGCCCCAGATAATCAAACCTCTTGTTGTCGTATTGGTAATGCGCGTGAGCGTCTGGGATTATTAGATGCGTTGCCATGAATCTCCCCACAAGGGATGGCCTTGGAAATCGTTTCAATAGACAAAATCATCCCCTTGGGTATGCGGTTCAGGCCGCTCCACTCATTGGTCTCAGGAAGATGACTGTTTGCCAAAACAATAAAATCGGTTTTAGTTTTTGGTTTTTCGACTAGGTAGCCCACTGTGTAGATCATCCATGTGGGCTCGTCTTTGTTATATGTATGCCAGCCTGACTTCTCATCTGCGTCAACCCAGCCGACACGCACCAGATCGTGAGTACACCTCTTCACCTGCTCCTACTTCTCTCACGAGGCGAGGGAATGATGTAGCCCACTAGCAGAGGGATCAGCATTGGCAGGAGAATTACAGCCCCTATCAACCATGCCGCTTGTTCTCCGAGCCGTGCCAGCAACTCCCATATGGAGTCAACCTTCTCCTCAACTACTTCCTTCTTCTCGGTGAACTCCAATATCGGCTCAACAATAATTTCGCCCGCCAGATCACCTGCTACTGCACCAACAACTGCTCCAACTGGGCCTGCCGCAACCGCTCCTACTGCTGTAGTGGCTGCTGTTGTTGTTGTTTTCGCTATGGTAGTACAACCAGTAGTCGCAAAGATACAGAGACTTATTAAGAAGAACTTCCTCATAGGGTCTTGTACAGTGACGGGTTATCTGCTGAATCGTATTTCGCTCGTGCTTCTACTACCCGCTTCGCAAGCGCGCCTCGCATCTCTGTGAGGCGATCAATTTCTTTGCGCTTTTCATCGGGCGTCATTTCATGGCTGCGCTCAACTTGGCGAACCCGCTTGGAAATCTTTCCAAGTTGAGTCTGAACGGTGTTGTAAGTCTTGCGCCACTTCAAGAGGTCACCTCTCTGCGCGACGACCTCCATCATTTCGTCCGTCATGCCATGCTCACGATAATGGAGGTATTTAGCGTAGTACTTCTTGACCTCATCCATCTGTTCGTACAGGCGAGTCAGGTAAATGGTGTTTTTGCGCGGACTGGATGAGCCAAAGGACTTCAGCGGGAATGGAATTGGTCCAACCCAATCCATCTCATCAATCCGCTTTGAGGGTCGTGGAGGAGGTTCGCGCCCTGTAATTGCTGGTTTGATTTGCTCACGAAGCAAGTAGTCCGCAGAGGCAACGACGTTCGCGCCAGCCCACCCCAAGTACCCCCTAATTAGATGATCGATTTGGACCGGGGAGAGATGGACGTCTGTGTCTTCCAACCAGTCTGGTAACAAGACCCCCATCAGTTCACTTGCTGAGATAGCAATCTCTGAACTGTATGCCCGTTTACGTTGAGTCTTCGGAACCTTCTGCATATCCCAACTAAGCGACTCAATGCGCCGATCAAGGAATGCGTCCTTATTAGTGCCGACCTCCATCATGGGGCGGAGTAACTGCGGCCTCGGATCGAATGCCAACTGAGCCATCAATATCTTTCTGATACGGGCAGTCGTGTATGGCGCATGTACCCCAGTGCTATCTATGAAGTTCTTGGTAATAGCCTCCGCGATACTGGTTACCGCACCTATTTCAAAGGGCTTAGGCAAGTAGAAGAAAGAGTCCCCATCGGGCAATTTGATCGGCCAGTAAGTATCTTTGACCCAGTCTTCTAACTCTTCGTAATCTGGATCACCCTCCATGGAGAGCATGTACCCGATGCTGGCGAGGACTAACGCTCCCGTCACTGTGACCATGCGGCCACGCTCTTCCCCGGTCATGGCTCTGCCTAACTTGTCGAGACCCATGAGGCGGGCATTGAGGAAGGGGGTCCACGCCGTTAGAAGTTGCGCAAAGGCAAACCTTCCATGGCTGGAGAAGTTAAGCAAGTCTCTCGCTTCAAACGATGCTTGTAGGTGTCCTACCTCTCCTCGGCGCTGCATATATAAAGCAGCACGGTTAGCATTCTCAATCTTGTTGCCAACATCCTGATACCACTGGTACCCCTCTTTGAGGAATCCCGCCGCCTTTGCTGTGGTGTCGAGAATGCGGGACTCATTTACACCAGCGTTAACAAGCCTCCTTATTGCTGACGGGTCATCATTAAGAAAGCCAAAAGAGAATCCGCCGCCGCCAGCCAGCATGGAAGACTCAATAACGCTGCCTTTAGCCATTGCTCTGTACCCAGTAGCAACGTTCCCAAAGATGTTGTAATTGAGTTTGCCGACAGCAATTGAGTTGACTGCGTCACGAATAAGGTTTCTTATCCTGAACGCTGGCGATAACGTGGTGCCTAATGTGAACACACGTTTGGTCGTTTGGAACGGCCTGACCCAACTGTTGTTCAGTGTTCCCGAAGTTAAAGATGCCAGTGCATTTAAAACCAGCGGGTCATGGACGTTGTACCAGACCTTTTTCCCACCTTCCATTACATAGACGTAGTTGTCATATTTGCTTTTTCTGGCATGCCGTTTTGCGAACGCCATCTGTGCAGCGTCCTGATCGTCTTCAATCTTTGTTGCAACGCCCGCATCGACTGCTGCTTCCATGGCTGCTTGGCCTGCACGGTTCTTCATGCTGGCGCTCATCAAAGCGGTCCAGTTCATTACCATGTTGTGCAGGATGTCATGCACACCTAGTTCCGATCCCTGCAACTTCTTGATCGTGTTCTTCATGTTCACGAAGTCGTAGGTTGGAGACGGCCCCCGGATGTTCTCTTTGTCCTTGTGATCAAACTCGCGGTAGAAGGGAACGTAGAAGTCTGTCTGCAAGGTCTTGCGAAGTTCGGGATCAATAACTCCCGCTTTCTCGGCCATATCCAGCATGCTCTTCTGAATGGTCGATAAGCCACGCATAGCCCTCATGTAGACGGTAGCCCGGTTGCGACCATCTTCCATACGACCACGATTCAGTTTCATGCCCTCACGGATTTGCTGTTCTGTGAAGTGCTTCTCCCTACCCTCTTTCATCAGGGTGTCTGCACGATTCATGGCAACCCATGCGAGGAAGTTATCAACTTCATTGCCGCCACCCAGATCACGCAGGACCTCAAGCAATCCTTGCTGATCACGGTCAATGTCGTACCAATCAAACTGGCCGTCCCTAGTAACCTCTTTTGGTGTTCCGTAATTGAGAACAGCGCTAAGTAGCCCATGAGTGTTTTCCGACAGGTGCATCATCTGCCACGCACGTTGAGCCGTGTTCGCGCCGAACTTTTCCAACTTTGCAATCGGGCGGTAGGTGTCAATCATCCCTTGCACCAACCAATCCCAACGGCTCAGGCGAGACTCTTCCAGATGCTCAAAGAGGGTGCGCTTTTTGGTATGAGTCAGTTCGCGAACGAGACCTTCCTGTACCTCACTTCGCTCAACTGGAGCCCCCAATGCGAACAGGGCATTGTCATCATTGATGACTGCTGCCGAGTTGAGGTCTTGTCTTGTTTCTATTTCGGTAAGGCGTTTAAACAGATTAGGCTTGACTTTCTGAATTGCTCGTTTGAAACCGGTGTAGCCACCGACTCTGTCTAGTGCCTTATCCGTCAACGGGGCTATGACGTCACCAAGCCTATGGGTAATGTAGAACTCCAAGGCGTTTGTTCCTTCCGCTTTCCCCTCGGCAAGCATCCTGACGGCTTTGTCCATGTCGCCAAAGTCGATGTCTTGCTTATGCGCATTGTTGTAGGAGACAAACGGGAAAGAACCGATAGCCGTGGCTATGTCCTTAGAGTGGTTACTAACCCGAATAACCATCTCTGTCCCGGTGCGATTGTTCTTGAACAATGCGTACCGAGAGGTCAGGTTGGTTGAGTCGGCTGCTATGGGGAGGTGTACATCTATCTCTTTAATGCTCTTACCCAGCGTATCCGCATGCTTCAGCATGCGGTTCATGTTTTTGCGGAGTTGCGCTTCCTCTTTGCTTGGGAGTTTGGTCCCGTCCGGGTTTGCGACCCTGTACTGGATGTGACGCGCGGTGAAGTCCCTGATGGGTTGAGTGTATTCAGGAAAGCCAATGGTTCTCTGCCCAAACGCGGGAGAGTCGTTAAGCAGCATGTACGGAGGCGTGTAGCCCTGATCCGCTGCCGTTCTAAGGCTGCCCTTCTGACGTAACAGGTCAGAAACAAACCCTGAACCACCACGAATGATGTATCCGATCTCGCGATCAGTGATCTTAAAGTTGGTTCCAAATAACCTGTTTAAGAATGCACGAACAGCAACCCAAATCTTTTCTCTGATCGAAAGAGTTTGCTCACTGGTGTCTTCAGCAATGCGGGCAATGACTTCTTCAACAAAAGCGTCAGAAGATTCGTTTTGCAGCCTGCTTCCGTAAGACTCCCTGACGTAATCAAAGTAGGGTTTGAGCGCTCCGTCCTTCTGGTTGTTAATGTCCAGAATAAGTTCAGCGTAAGACCTGTCGCCCAGCATGCGTCGGAGACCATAATGGACGCCAACCTCATGCAGAAGTATCTTCCCAACATTGCCTTCGTTAAGCCTGCTGGTAATCAGATAAGCCTTAGAGGTTCGCTTGTCGTAAACCGCTCTAGCCCTTAGCGCTGCATCACCCGTAATCAGTTCCTGCGGAACCTGTTCTACAGACCTGACGATTTCAAGAATGCCTTCGCTTTCAAGTTTGTCTACGACGGGACCAAACTGCTTTTGTAGAACCTCTCTGGCCTTAGAAGTAGAAAGCCCGCTCAAGGCGGGCTTTTGTTGAAGTGACCAGAACGTTTTGTCTGGTATGGGAACCTCTAGTGTATTTAGGGTGTCCTGATCCCAAAGAACAATGTTGTGAGTCCCTTTCTTTTCCCTTCTTGAAGCGCCGTCGAAATATTTAAGCCCGGGAACACCTAATGAATTAAGCGCAAGGGATGCTTTCTTTTTACCCCCCGGCATATCACTAAGCGCTTTGTAAAGACTTTCGCCAGTCATATCGATAGACCCAAGCGAACTTGACGTCACCAAGCGACCAATTAAGATACTAAGGCGATGCGGTGACTCAGGATCGATAGCCTCCACCATGGCTTCCCATCTGTCGCCCGTAAATTCTTTTCCGCCAGCCGATTCCCTAGCCAGTTCAACCAACGCAGCCTTTACCTTTGGTGGCTGCTTGCTGAACGGCGCATCCCAGTCAAGAAGGTTGTCGATGACGCTATCGTCTAACTCGACGGTATAAACGTTGCCTCCCTGCTCTGTGGTGACTTTGCCTATAAGACTGCGATCTTTTCTGGCACGACTTAAATAGTCCTGATC